AGGAAATTGTTGCCCACTATCCCATGAATCTGTCACTGCCATATTATAAATGTTTGCCTCAGTCGCCCACCCATAATGTCTACCTGTCGCAGTTCCAGTAACATGTATGCCATGATACTGAGCAGTATTGAGGTTGGGAGCATAGACAATTGTTCCTGTTGGAAGAGTCTGTCCGTCATCATCAATAGAACTAACAGAACTATTCAGTTCGTTAAACCATTGATACTCAACAAACCTTGATTGTATTGATGAAGGACTGTACCACTCCTGACTATCAAATGATACAGGATCATCTACGATAACTACATCAACATGTCTCCCATTATTAAATACATCTACGTTATCAGTAATAACTTCTGTTGCTGATCCATCACCCCACGTAGTCTTTCTTCTCTGTGCTTGATCTCCAGCACAATGTAGTTGTCCCCATTGCCTTAGATTGGGGTTTAATGTTGTTCCTACAGGAGCATTTTTCCAGAAGTCTCCACCAATATTATAGGGTTCATTATTAATAACTTGTCTTTTAATCTTAAAATTATCTACTGCTTCGACTCCCCATACTCTAGGATCTTGACGCAATCTTTCCGCTTGATCTTCTGTCATCATATAGTGTGTGTTCCTACTCATAGGACGCTTCAACACTAAAGGAAATCCAGTAAGTTGCATCTCATTATAAAACTTCTCCAGATCATTTTTATCACGGAGAGTTACAACATATTGTTTATCCATATCAAACCTCTAATGGAACTAAAGTTAATGTGATTTGTAAGCTCACCGGACCACCACTCTTGTTAACAATTTTAGCATAAGTAATATTAGATCCACCACTATTATAACAAATTGTTCCTGGTGTAATTAATTGTGTTACAGCACCTGTAGTTACAATCTCTGCTAATACACCAGAACCAGGAACTGGATCAGTAGTTTCTGATCTACTCTGATCATTTGATCTGCTAGTTGTATCTGCATACAACGTTGCCCAAACAGCATGAGATGTTTCCATCTTCAATAGAGCATATGTTTTTGGTGTCGTAATTGAAATATCAGTAGCAACATTATCTTGAATTCCATTAGCAGTATACGAAATAGTTTTTCTAACACTAGGAGCATCAGCATTTACCCAATTGCTACCATTATAACTAAGAACTTGTCCCGTAGTAAGAGTTGTCTCTACAACATTACCAACAGCATCTAGCGATCCCAGAGACCCTGCAGATCCAGTGACACTAATAGTATAAGATCCTGATAGTCTAGCAGCAGGTAATGTGCCAGCATTTTGATTGCTAGAGTTTAGATAGTAAGATCCCTCTTGTCCGTCTAAGAGATCAGCATCTAGTCCACCGCCAATACCAGTAGCAGTATTTTCCCACTTGAGATTTGATTGATTCCATGCCAACACATCTCCATCAGTAGGAACTCCATGGTTAACATCAAGGTGTGTATTAAGATTACCAGTTGATGTCAGATAAGATGAAAGATCGGGTGGAGTTAATGTAAAAACACCATCATTAAAATTATATGCTAGTGAACCACCCCCAGAAGCAGCAGCATTAGTAGCACTAAAGACAGTTCTGTCTGTAGCAGTAGCACCACCGCCAGCAGCAGTCCAACTCTCGCCGTTCCACGAGTAAGTAATACCTGCTACAACATAGGTAAATGTTCCATCTACTGCTTGCCCTGCTGTTGAGGGAAAATTAATTGCCATTTCTTAAAGTGCTCCTTCCGTAGTATTTAGAATTACCATGTTGCAAGTGCTGCTCTCTTCCACGTATCAGTAGCAATACAGATGTATACATAATCTGCATCATATCTGATATCACCTACACTGCCCGTAGAACTAGCAGTAGCAGGAGGGTTAGAAGATAATGATGGAGCGAGTGGTGGTGAAGCATCAACCCACTGTGTGCTATCAGTATCGTTGTAGTAAATCTTTAAGCGTCCTTTATCACTCTCCCACCACAGATCACCCGCATTAGCAGAACCAGGAGCAGTGTCTGAGATGGTTACATTAGCACCACCGCCTCCACCAGTAGGAGCAGCAGGTCCCCAGTTAGATCCATCCCACGTTAAAACATCACTCGCACTTGGTGCTGTAGTAGCAACATCAGCAAGTTCGCCAAGAGAAGAACCAGTGTCTAATAGTTGCGTCCAAGCACCAGCATGTGCGAAGTATCCATGACCTTCAGCATGAACGTGAGCGAACATACCATGATAGGTAGTTGCATTTGGAAGATCAACTGAGTTGGCAAAATTATTAGAGTAATAAATTTTACCTGTAGTTGTAATATCTCTAGCAGTGGTAGATCCAACTGACAAGACAGCATCCAATGATTGTGATTCTGCCGTTAGATATCCGGCAAGACTATGATCGCCCCATCCATATGCAGTATCCCATTCAGTAATCTTAGCGGCAGTTACATTAGCAGCATCAGAAGCAGAGAATACAGGATCAGTTTCAGTATAGGTTGTTAAGTATCCAGCACCAGCATGATCTCCCCATCCATGTGCTGCGTTCCAGTTATTAATATTCTGAGTAAGAATACCAAACGATGGAGAACTAGTAAAGATAGGGTCAGTTTCAGATGAGGTAAACTGGAACCTACCTAAAACTTTCCACGTTGTTCCATCATAAGTCCAAGTTACACCACCAAATGTATACGTGTCGTTAATATTTGGTGATGCAGGAAAATCTAATGCCATTTCTAGACTATACTACCTTTCAAATATATTTAGTTATCTATTGTAGTACCCTCTTGGGAAGAGCAATCCAAAGTATGGTCTCCTACCACGTAGGAATCCACGTTCAGACCTTCTACGTTCACGAGGAGAAGCACCTTTGTCTAGATCAGTAATGTCAAAATTTTGTGGTCCCAATGGAGGACCAGAAACTCTATCTAAACTAGAGAAGTCTGGTGTGATAACCGCAGTAGAAGTAGTAGCAATCAATTTAGTTGTGTCGAAACCAGACACCACAGCGCCTGGTGTTTCGGAGAGTGTTATATTTGCCATCAGGTTGTACGTGCGAGGAATAGCATACCCATAGAACTATTATTATCTACGTTATCAAGACCGTTCTGACTAGTTTGATATCCAGCTAGAACAACTTCATAAATCTCAGAAGCACTGACTGTTACAGTATCTCCTGGTCTGAATACAGTTGCTCCTGGTGTAGTTGAGAACTGAAGCATGACAAAATCATCAGGTAAGTAGTAAGGGCATGGAACCATGTTATGTGCGACAGGAATACCTTTGATTGGTTTGTAATAATCAGCAGCAGGATTTACAGAATTACCATTATATTGATCGTAAGTGCTGTTTCTATAGTAAGTCATAATCTCATTACTAGTAGTTTCTTCATTGTCAGTGTCAATATTACATTTATATCTTGACAAGAAATTAGTTCCATAATTTGTATCTCTCATGTATCCGTAAGAAGCTTCCCTAGATTTAGAGTATGTGTTTGCTGGTTCTTCAGTTGGTCTATCAGTAGATCCGGCATAATATCCGGGGGAAATATATGACATGTCAATAGCTCTAGTTGTGGTGCTATACTGTGTGATTGATCCAATGTATACATTGTCTAAGTCCCAGACATTGGATCCAAAGGTAGCACCATTATGAATTGTGAATTGTCCGTATGGAATAATACTTCCATTAATTGTTTGGGTGAATTGAATGACCGCAAAATTTGTATCTTGTGGTGCCTGTGCTCTATACACCCTGATACTCAATGGATAAGCAGTTGGTGTCGAGGAACTAGCATATGTAAATCTCGTGAAAGAACTATTACTATCTCTATTAATATAATTTTGACTATTTCGTCTATCTAATCCAGGAGCTCCACCAAAGTATCCATATTCAGTTGTACCATTAAGAATTCCAGAATTTGTGCCAAATCTATTTAAGTAATTCCAATGATTACCACTATTAATATACATGGTATTGCTATTATAATTTGCCGTACCAAAACCATAATATGATGTGCCATAATCTTTAGCAGCATCATTCACAACTTTCAATACAGCAAAACGACCGTCATCACTTTTCTGATAGAAGTTAGATCCTGCACCCAAATTTGTTATGTAAATTTGACAGACTCCATCATTAGCACCAGTAGAAGATTCTGGAGTTCTTGTACCAAAATTAATATCATCCGATGGAGTCTGTCCACCAACCTGATCTCCTGGGATTGTAAACGTATCACCATTAGTCCATCCAGATCCAACACTATGAATTGTAATTCCTTCAAGTTCCGAACTTTGACTTACATCTCTATAAACTCTCAATTTTAATTCCGATCTACCACCATTTGCTGGAACAGTATATTTCCAGTATGGATCCCATCCTGAGTTAGAACTAGCTCTTGGATTAACACGGATTTCTCCTTTCATACCAGCATGGGTATCATTAGCATAGATATACTTTTTGATTCCATAATTGTCAGTGATAGATCTGTATACTAAAGGAATTCTCTCATCAGGAAGGCTTCTTTCATCTTCAGTTTGTTTCCAATAATAAGCTTGCCAATTCAATTCACCGGAGGTAATATTACTAGTGCTAGCAAGAGATGCAGAGCTAGTAGTAGCGTAAGACGTTCTAAAAGTCGAATCATTTAGTAGTTTAGCAGCATCGTAGTTATCAGTGCCGCCACAGAGACTGAAGTCACCACCACTTGTGTCAGTTACATTAAACTTAATCTGATCTCCAGTTCCTATTTCAATAGTGCGGTTATCAAATTGAGCGTCATCAATGTCTCTAAAGTAAGAAAGACTAGAACCTAGTGCAGCACTATCACTCCAAATATTACCATACAACAAATCAATTGCTACTCCATTACCAGCATCAACAGCATTAGCCGCTAGTTTAATCTTTGTAGAATCAACTACAATAACATAATAAACTGTATCTAATGTAAGTCCATTTAAATTTTTGTTATTATCAGATTCACCAGGACCCCAGTGAATTGGATCTCCTGTTGTTAAACCATGCATCCAACTAAAAGTAATCTCATCAGTATCAGAGTTAGGACCACCAGATGTATAAGTCGCAATAATATTTTTTTTCAGCATTCTATATGCCGAAGTTCCCTGACTGATCACATCATATTGCCATACACGATATGAAAGATTTCCCCGATCCTGAACAGCAGTATTCCATCCTAAATTAAAACCTCTTTCTCCTGTTGGAGAAACAACAGTTACAGGAACTCCACTTACAGCGGAACCACCATGAAATCCTAGGTTGGCAAACACAGTCTCTAACGCATCCATTACGTCGGTATTAGTCCAACCTGTGTTGCCGTTATTGACATCAACGACTGACCTTAAAATTGCCATCTGTATTATTCTCCGATCTGTAGTGCTGTTAGAGTAACTGTAATTGTAGTTGCCGATCCACTTCTGTTAGTGACTGACAAATAAATGGTGTCCGTTCTTGGACTATCATTATTAAACCCCATGATGCCTGGGGATATTAGAATTGATTCTGCTCCAGATGTTCTCACTTCAGAAATAACACCGCTACCTGGGGTAGGATCTTCTCCCTCACTTCGTGTAGTATCAGCATCTCTTGACGCATCATCTACATACACTCGCACCCATGCCTCAGCATCAGTAGTAACTTTAAATAACGAATAGGCTTTGTAACCTGTAATATTTAGTTCTGCTGATTGGTCAGCAGCAAGTGATGCGGTAGTTCCAGAAAGATCTTGAATTGATGGAACACTAGAACCACCAGTAGCAGTCAGGACTCCATTGCCATCGATAGATAAACCAGAACCTACTTTAATACCACCAAGTGTTGTGGCATCTGCT